GCCACGGAGAGACATTCGCGAAATCTGCGGGATGGGGGACTTCGATGAGGGCCGGTCGCAAACCAAAACCGACGGCGCTGAAGCTCTTGCAGGGCAATCCGGGCAAGCGCCCGATCCGATTCCGCGAACCGAAGCCAACGGTGGGTGCGCCGAAACCGCCGGCGTGGCTCGATGCCTACGCGCTCCAGGAATGGCGTCGCGTCGTTCCCGCCCTCGACAAGATCGGTATTCTGACCTGCGTTGACGGCTTCGTGCTGGAGGCTTATTGTACTTGCTACGGAGCCTGGCGACTGCACGTCGAGATCATCGCGGCGAAGGCCGATGCTCAAGAAGGCTACGTCTATCATCCCGCGAAGGACGAGAAGTCAACCTACCTTCAGGCTCTCCCCCAGGTCGCGCTAGCGCGGCAGTATCTGGAACTTGCTCGCAGCTTCGCCGGCGAACTTGGGCTCTCTCCATCCATGCGGACGCGCATCCTCGCGCCGGAGGTGGCCGGTGAACTCAGAGACGAGGACCCGCTCGAAGCGTTCCTCTCGCACCGCAAAGCGCCGCGCCGCTCCTCGTAAGAAACTTCCGCTCTTGTACGGGCGCTACCGATTCGACGAGGGGCGAGCTCGTCGGGCGGTCAAGTTCATCGAGTCTCTCGTGCTCACGGATGGCGAGTGGGCGCGCCAGCGATTCCGGCTTCATCCCACACAGAAATACCACACGCGACAAATCTTCGGCTGGATCGATGCCGAGACCGGATATCGGCGGTATCGTACTGCGTACATCGAGATCGCTCGCAAGAGCGGCAAGTCAGAATGGGCATCGGCGATTGGGACCTACCTGCTCATGGCCGATGGCTACGAGGGCGCGGAAGTATACAGCGCCGCGAAGGATGGGAAGCAGGCGACGCGAACGTATAAGCCCGCCGCCCGGCGGATCGATCTTCAGCCGGCGCTTGCTCGGCGCCTGGAGAAATATGACTCCGTCATGCGCATCGTGTATCCCGAGATGGGATCCTTCTGGCAAGTGCTCCCCGGGACCGTGCCTGATGCGTGGGGTCTCAACGTGCATGGCCTGCTCTTCGACGAGGTGCACGCGCACAAGAATTCTGAGCTGTTCGATGCGCTCGATACGGGAACGGCATCACAACCCGAATCTCTGACGTTCATCATCACCACGGCGGGCACGCGGAAAAACCTCTTCGCCTGGAATCTCCACCGGCGCGCCTTGCGCGCGATCAAGCACCCCGAGCTCGACCCGACGTTTTATGCGGCGATCTACGCCGCCGATGAACAGGATGATTGGAAGTCTGAGGCAACCTGGCGCAAGGCGAATCCCCTCTATCCGACGACCCCGAAGCGCGAGTACATGATGGCGGCGAAGAAGCGCGCGCTCGAGGACCCGGCGTTCCTCAACACGTTCAAGCGTGTCCACCTGAACATCTGGACGCAGCAACTCAGCCGGTATATCCCGCCGGAGGCGTGGTACGATTGCCCGGTACGCCTCTCCGATGATGTTCTGAAGGGGCGCCTTTGCTATGGTGGCCTTGATCTCGCAAGCGTTCAAGACCTTGTCGCATTCTCGCTCGTATTTCCGCCGACGGAGGCGGAGCCGTTCTGGGATGTGCTCATCAAGCATTTTTGTCCACTCGATTCGATTGAGATTCGCTCAAAGCGCGATCGCGTTCAGTATGATGTCTGGAAGGAACAGGGCAAACTCATCGCGACGCCCGGGAATGCGATTGAGCACGACATCGTCGAGGAGCACATTCTGCAGGCGAAGCACGCGGGGTACAAGATTGGAGCTATCGGCTATGATCGGTGGGGGGCGATCGAGATCATCAGTCACCTCTCCGCGGCAGGCTTCAAGACTCTGCCGGTCGGGATGGGCTATGGCTCGCTGTCGGCCCCCACCAAAGAATTTTTGAAGCTTATACTCACGGGGAAGTTTCGCCACGCCGATGATCCGGTGCTCGAGTGGCAGATCGACAACCTGGCGGTGGCGGAGCAGATGACGACCGGCGACGTCAAGCCAGCGAAGAATGTCAGCGGCGAGAAAATCGACGGCGTCGTTGCGACGATCATTGCGCTATTCTGCGCGTTGAACCTCGGCACAAAGAAGCGAGAAAGCGTATATAAAACGCGCGGCGCCACAGTGTACGGGGCGGGCGAGAAACCCGCGCCACAAAAGGAGGAAGGCGATGTTGAGACCGAGGAAGATTCCGAGGCAGAGGATCGCGGCGGTCGGTCGGGCACTGTGTGAACGGTGGCGCCGGATGGATGGGCTCGCCGTCGATCGCGTACTCGGGTTGACCATGATGTTCATCGGACTGAACGGGCTACGTGGAATTTATGTTGCCCTTTTCGTGCTGGGTGCGGTAAACTTCTCCGTGGCAACCTTGGCACTCTGGTTCAGGCCCCGGAGGTAGCGGTACAGAATGCTCATTGATTCAATCAAGCGAAGCGCTGATCCGCTCTCGGATGGTTACTACGTCGAGAGCCGACCCGGTGGCCTCGGTTCTGTACTCTCGCTCTCCTCGGCAGGTATGCCGATCACTCCCGACATTGCGATGACGATCTCGGCGGTGAACAACTGCACGAGATTACTTTGCGAGGGGATATCCACCGTTCCGTGTCAGCTTATGGAGCGCCTCGAGAAGGGCCGTCGCAAGGTCGAGGAGGACCCGCTCTATGAAGTTCTCCATTTCAAAGCAAACGAGGAGATGCCCGCATGCGAACTCTTCTCGATGGCGATGGGATATACGCTCCATTGGGGGGATTTCTTCGCCGAGATCGAGAGGACTAATGCCGACCAGATCAAGGGTCTTTGGCCGCTCAGACCCGACCGGATGAAGGTTGAACGGGGACGCAGGAATCAAGTTGTGAAGGGTCTTCGTGTCGGCAAGGATGCACCGGGCGCGACCGACGAGGAGAGGCTTGGTAAGTGGTTCTACTACGAACTGAAGCCGGGAGAGATCATTGAGTTCCGACGCTCACAGATCCTCCAGATACCGGGGCTCGGATATGATGGGATGCGCGGGCGGAGCGTAATAGGATATGCCCGGAACGCGCTCGGGCTCTCGCTCGCGATGGACACCTTCGCCGCGACGTACTTCAGGCAGGGAACGTCTCTCGGTGGATGGGTTGAATCGCCCGATGAACTCGGGTCCGAGGGAAGAAAGAATCTTGACGAGAGCATTCAGTCATTCCACGAAGGCCTTCCAAGGGCGCATCGAATTTTGATTCTCGAACAGAATGCGAAATACCACGAGCTAGGCCTGAAGGTCGAGGATGCGCAGATTATCCTCTCGCGCAAGTTCGGCGTCGTTGAGTGCGCGCGGTTCTTCAACGTGCCGCTCTTTAAGATCAAGAGCATGGAACAAGCGACGAACAACAATGTCGAGCAGGAACAAATCTCGTGGGTCATGGATTCGCTCCGCCCTCACTTTGTGAAATGGGAGCAGTGGATGGGCCTCTGTTTGCTGGGCGGCCGCAAGAATTTATTCGTGCGGTTCGTTGCGCAGGCGCTCATGCGTGGGGATTTTGCGACCAGGATGGAAGGCTACCAAAAGGGCCGCTACTCGGGTTGGATGAGCGGCAACGATATCCGCCAGCTCGAGGACATGAATCCCGTCGATGGTCTTGATACGATCTGGCAGCCGGTGAACATGACTGATGCGCTGAACCCTGCGCCGGCGGCGATGAACGCGAACCTCGCGCGGTGTGCCACGCGACTTGTGACGGCTTGCATGCCTGCTATCACTCAGGCCGCCACGCGAATTGTGGCGCGAGAGGTGGCGGACCTTGGACGGCTCGCGGAGCCGACCGATGAAAAGATTGACGCCGTGTACGATGAGGCGTTCAGGGATTTTGCCCGGCGCGCCCTCGAGGCCCCGGGTCTCGTCTTCGCGCTGAACTTCCGTGACGCGCTTCAATTCCCGCGCGATGCGAAGACGGCGACCACGCAGGATATGGGAGATGAAGCAGTCACGACGGTGATACAAGGATGGGCGCGGGCCTGGGTTGAGGCGAGAGCGAATCTCGCGGCGAAGACGTTCAAGGATGCGAACGCACAGGGAACCTTTGACAAGACACTCGAAAAGTGGGAAGATGGTCTCGCAAATCGTGATGCCGCCGAGGCGATGGATCAGCTCCGGCGTTTCACGTGGAACGCGGCGAGACACTTCTACAGTATCGGCGAGCCGTCTGATAACGGCGGGGAGGACTGAAATGCCATCAAGGGAGCCCATAACCGAACTACGAACGATGCCATACTCCGGTGAAGTCAGGATCGCGAAGCGGGCCGACGGAACCGAGGGTCCCGTCTTCGTTGGAACGGCCGTGGTTTATGAGAAATGGTCCACCGACATCCCCTGGTTCAAGGAGAAGATCGCGGTCGGGGCCGGCGAGGATGCGGTCCGCGAGTGTGATGTCGTGGCGAATTTCAATCACAGCTTTGATGCCCTGCTCGGGCGGACAACAAGCGAGAAGGTCGGGCCGGAGGGCGAGCGCTCCCTCGTCCTTACCGATGACAAGGTCGGTGTTCATGTGGTGAACTATCCGCCAGATACGCAGCTCGCGCATGACATGGAGCAATGGATGCGTCGCGGCGAGGTCAAGCACATGAGCTTCCAGTTCCGTGTTCCGCCGGGCGGCGACGTTTGGCAGGGAACTATTGATGAGCCGGAGCGGATTATCAAGCGGTTCTATCCGCTCATCGACGTCTCCTACGTCGTGCGGGCGGCATACGCACAGACCTTCGCTGCGGCGCGCGATGCGATGGCGTCAGCGGGGTTCGCGCCCGACGACGTGCGGACGGTGTTCGCGAAGAGCAAGCTCGGATTTGAACTGAGTCAACCCGAGGCGCGCATGCGCATGGAACTCTCGCGGTGGATCCGCGGGGCGTTCCTGCAGGGCGATGCCCTCGGTCATGTAGCGTTTGCCCTGGACGGTGGCGAACCGTCCGGCGCGGACGGTGAAAGGCCCGGCACTTCCGAAGCCGATCTCGTGCGGGCGCACGAGGTGCGGCAGCTCCGCCTCTGGGCGGAGTACCTGCGGGATGCCTTCGCCGGGCATGCAATGAAGTAGCAGACATCGAGGAGGGATTGAAAATGCCCGAGATCGTCTACAAGGAAACCGAGCGGGAGAAGGAGCTCCGTAAGGCCCTCGCCGTCAAGCAGGCGGAGTGGGAAGCCTTGATGAAGGAGCTCGATGACCCAAAGAACTCTGCCGACGGCACGAAGGCGGCGGAGGCCAGGGCAAAGCTCACGGAAGTACAGGCACTCCGTGAGAGACTCGCCCTGGAGGTAGAGGGGAATAAGGAGCGTGCCTGGGCGAATGCCTCGCAGCGCGAACCCACCAGGCCGGTCGACGCCGGTCCCGAAGCGTCTTTTGCGCGGACCACGCCGGCGGATCGCCGGTTCGCGGGCGGCTTGCCGGAGTACCTGGCCGCGGTTATCCGGGCGGCGGCGATGCCCGACAAGCGCGATCCGAGGCTTCAGTGGGATGAATGGGAAGTGCGTGCGCCGTCGGGTGCATCGAGCCTGATTCCCAGCGAGGGCGGGTTCCTGATGCAACCGGAGGATGCGGGGCTTCTCCTGCGTGACGCCTTCACGCCCGACACGATTGTGTCGAAGGCCCGTCGCGTCCGGCTTGGAGCCGGGTCGAGCGGCGTGACGTTCAAGCTCATCGACGAGACCACGCGTGCCGACGGAGTGAGGCACGGAGGGATGCGCGTCTACCGCGCCGTCGAGGGCGAAACGGTGACGGCATCGAAGATCAAGTGGCGCACCATCAAGCTCGACCTCGAGGACATGATGGGGATTTCGTACCTCACGAACCGGATGATGCAGGACCCGGTCGGCCTGGCGAACTTCGTGCAGGGCGAGTGGGTGAAGGAACTCAAGTTCCAGATGGCGAAGGAGATGTTCGAGGGTACGGGCGTCGGGATGGCGCTCGGCTTCACGAAGTCCGGGGCGCTCATCGCGATCGCGAAGGAAGGCTCACAGGCTACCTACACGATCAACGTGATGAACGTTCTGAAGATGTGGGCGCAGATGTGGAACCCCGGCCTCGCAACGGCGGTCTGGGCCTGCAATCAGGATACGCTCCCGCAGCTTCTGTCGCTCAACAGTGATCCGGCGGTCACGAAGCTCGGATACCCGCTCTTCCTGCCGCCCGGCGCGACGCCGATGGCGGGGAGCCCGCTCTCGAACGGCGTGCTCCTTGGCTCGCCGCTCATCCGGAGCGAGTTCTGCGAGTCGATCGGTCTGCAGAATGACATCATGTACATCGATCCGGCGGAATACCTCATCATCGACAAGGATGAGGCGGCGTTCGATTCGAGCGTCCACGTCCGGTTCCTGTACAACGAAATGACGTTGCGCCTCACCTATGCGTGGAACGGGATGCCGCTCTGGGATACGTACATGACCCCGTACAAGGGTTCGAACTACGTGTCTCCGTTTATCACGCTGGCGGTGCGCACGAGCTAACTGCCCGCGGCCCGAGCAGCCCGGAGAAGGGGGCGGATCACAGGGTCCGCCCCCGACAGACGGAGCGAGAGGAGAGAAGAACAGATGAGAGTCACGGATTTCATGCAGGCGCACCACTCGGTGATCGCTTGCAAGACCACGGGCTTCAATGGAGGAACGAGCATCACGAGCTTCGCGGACTTCAACGCGGCCGCCGATCCGGTAGTGAGTGCAGTCGTGTTGCTGAAGCACTACAACGAGGCCATCTTCCAGGTCTTCGACGTGGCGGGCGCCACGGGGACGACCGTCATTACTGTCGAGGCCTGTTCGGCTGCGGCCGGGACGAACAACACGGCGATCCCGTTCCTGTACCGCGTCTGCACGACCGGTGCCTCGGATACCTTCGGCGAATGGACGAGGGCGACGGCGGCCGGGTTCACGACAACGGCCGGCGCGGATACCTGTTATGAGATCGCGGTCCTCGCCGAGGAGGTTCGCGCCGCGAGTGAGACCTACGCGATGATCGGCGCCCGGCTGAAACTGGATGAGGCCGTTGACTCGCCGGTGACCAGGCTTGTGAATTGCCTGCTCGTCGGGCCGAAGTACGCGGCTTCGATCCCGAAGACGGCGATCGCGTAACGAAACAATGAACCGATCCGAGCCCTCGCTCCCGCACCGGCTCAACTTTGCTCAACACCGGCGGGGGCTCGGGTCCACCAAAGGAGGGTATCATGGTCAAAGTGCGGATGCGCGTGGAAGGCGAAGAGAATGGGGCCGAGGAGGGGAAGGTAGTAGAGGTCAATCCCATGGTGGCTGCTCGGCTGGTGAGTCAGCAGAAGGCCGCATACGTTGAAGGGGCCGAGACCGCCGAGGCTCCAGGTGGAGACACCGCGGCGGAGACGAAGAAAGGCAAGCCGAGGGGTCGGGACAAGGACAAAGGATAACGCGTGCTGAGTTATGCATGGTATACGGAGACGGGTCCGGCGGTTGAGCCGCTCTCGCTGGCGGATGCGAAATTGCACCTCTCGATCGGCGCGGACGAGACCGAGTGGGATGGCTACATCCCCGGTCTGATAACGGCGGCGCGGGTGTTTACCGAGGAGCGCACGGGGCTTGCGGCGATCAATCAGGCAGTCGTGCTCATCCTTGATCGTTTTCCGGATGTGATCTTTCTCCCCCGCGGGCCAGTGAGTGCGGTGGCCACGGTGAAGTACGTGGATGATGGTGGGACACAAAGGACCTTGGCGGAAAGCCTTTATCAGAAGGATCTGAAATCGAAGCCCGCCCGGATCACCCCGGCGTTCGGGTGTACCTGGCCGTCGACGCGTGAGCAGATGTCAGCGGTAGAGGTGAAGTTCACGGCGGGTTATGGAACGGCGGCTGCGAGTGTAGATGCGCGATTTATTCAGGCAATGAAGTTGCTCCTATCGCACTGGTTCGAGAACCGCGACGCCGTGGGTACGGTGGGGGAGAACATCGCCTTGTCCTATAACGCGCTTTGCAGAAGCATCAAGCTCGAGCCCAGAAAGATGGACTGATGTCGAAATACAGGTGGCGGTTGGAAATTCTCAATCCGACGAAGACGAGGGGCGCGACGGGCGAGGTCATCGAGACCTTCGCCGTTACCGCAACCACCTTTGCACAGATGCAGCCGATTCAAGGGAATGAGTATTTCTCCCTCGCACAGAAGGTAGGAGAGCGCCTCTGCCGGTTTGTGCTGCGTCACCGCGATGACGTGACTGTTGGCTCGCAGGTAAGAGTGGCGGGAACAACGTTCGCCGTGCGCGACGTGCGTGAGACCGAGGACAAGAGAACGCTTCTGGTGGCGGTGGGATTATGAAGGCGGCGAAACTTGAATCGATCATCCTGCAGCGACCCGTGAAGACGCGCGGGGCGACGGGAGAAGAACTGGTCTGGTGGGAGACGGAGCACACGATCTTTGCTCGCTCGCTCGGCATTGGTATAACCGAGAGAACCGCCGCTTCGAAACTCATCAGCGTGGATGTCAGGAAGTTCCTCGCGCGGTACGTCGCGGGCGTGGATAATACCTATCGGCTGCTTTATGAGCGGCGGGCATGGGGGATCGTATCGGCGGTAGACGTGGACTTCATGCATCGCGAGAC